CATCGGCCGGCATCTTACTGCCAGGCGCTAGCAATAGCTGCAGCAAAGAAAACTTTTCCTGACGTATAGATTAAGTTAAGCTGCTAGTCAAACAAAAAGGGACTATCTTAACAGAATAGTCCCTTTTTTATCCATCACACATAGACTCACCGTATATTTTTAGAAATATTGTCTCCAAAAAATATTTTTTAAAAATTTTACATAACAGACGCACAAGTTTCTTAGCTTTTCCGTCCTGTTTAAAAAATTTTATATGAGTAGTACCAATATAGAGACAAAAATTCATGATAATAATTGACAATTTCGAAGTTTCTTACGTTCCCAAGCAAGAAAAGCAAAAAGATACTTACTCTCTTCTCCAAAAAACTGAAAATAGCGACTTTATTTACAGTTTACAACTTGTAGCCGACTTACATTTTCCTATGGAAGACGTTTGGGGCTACGAAATCTGGGAAAAGAACAACGAATCTTCTCCTCTTCACTACGACAAAGACGAATCTCTCTACGAAAGAAGAGATATACTGTCGTATCCTATATGTTCTATTATCTACTACTACGAAGTTAAAGACCTTGTTGGAGGAGAGCTGGTGTCCCCGGACAACTGGAGCGTCACACCAAAGCATAACAGGCTTGTAATCTTCGAACCCGGGGTTCCTCACGAAGCATTAGCATTTACAGGCACTCGAAAAGCAGTCCTTGTAAATTTTTGGCGTGAGCGTTTAGGTACCATACCTAAAAATTTTCCTTGACATAAGTTGGTATTTTTGATATAATAGTTGCCGTAAACAGATACTTTATCTGTTTTACGTTCATCTTACAATCCCTGTAAGACGGAAGTAGGCATTTGCCGAAGGAACGCCAAGCCTTTAGGAGAAATGTTATGACTACTATGTATAGGGGTGTAAGAACCCCTGCCCAAAATAAAACTACCCCCAAAACCACTTTTTCAGGAGTCTATCGAGGCACTCGATTTACCACTGAAAACATCGAAAAAACTTCACAGCCAACTTCTGGCATCTACCGTGGAGTTAAATGGGGTAGCTAAAAAATATTCCTTGACTTTTTTTGGTGTTTTGGGTTATAATTTCTAGCATGACAAAAGAAATAACAACCAGAATCAGTCCAGAAAGTATTGAGATAGCGAATGCCTATCTCGAGACAGGGGATATTACGGCCGTAAGCGCGGTACTTAATGTGCCGCGCGATGTCGTATCCGAATACCTAAACAAACGAGAAGTCAAAAAGTATATAGACTCAGTATATTTGGATACTGGATATCGAAACAGATCCAAATTAGCAGAAGTCATGGATACGTTGATCGATAAGAAGCTAGAAGAAGCAGAAGAGACAGAGATGTACTCGAATAAAGACCTAGCGGATCTACTACAAATGGCTCACAAGATGCGTATGGATGAGTTAAAAGCCCAAGCAGAAGCAGATAAAGCAAATGTGGCTTCTGTCAAAACACAAAACAACGTTATGATAAATTCCGAAGTACCTTTTGGTCAAGGAAATTATGGTGCGTTGATGGACAAACTATTAAAAAGCGAGTAAACATGGATATAACTGCGGTTCAACCGATAACGGCAACATATACTTTGCCACATAAGACCACGGAAGTCTTAGCTGGGGATCTTCCTGGACAAAAGAAGATTATAGAAACTTTTTATAATGTAACTATTTATGACAGAAGTGGTTCATTACAGCAAGTAACAAATAGCTATCAAGTTAATTACCTAGTTTGATGTATACTGCTATTTTATGCCTCGCACTCAATGTGTACTTTGAGGCTGGAAATCAACCTATAGTAGGTAAAATTGCTGTTGCACAGGTTGTTATGAATAGGGTGGAGCTTGATGAATACCCGAATACAGTTTGTGAAGTTATTCATCAAGGGCCTACATACACAAACGGAAAAGGAGATGTTTATCCGAAAAAATGGAAGTGCCAATTTACTTGGTATTGCGATGGCAAGTCAGATATGCCATTAGATAGCGAAACGTGGAATCAAAGCATTAGTATTGCAAGATTGGTTTATGAAAAAGAGATCCCAGATATATCCTCTGGAGCCTCTCACTATCACGCAACTAGCGTTTCCCCTTATTGGAGTGAACATCTTGAAAGGCTCATGGTCATAGAAGACCATGTTTTTTATAGGTGATTTATGATAGCAGAAGTAAGCGCCGTACTAGGCACTCTTAATGCAGTAAACGGAGCAATAAACACCCTCCGTGAAACAAAAGACAATGTAGACAGTGTTTCGAGAATCTTTTCAAAAGTAAGCTCCGCAGCAGAAAAAATTGCTGAAGTAGAAGAAAAAGCGAAACAAGGAAAAATTGAACTAAGCACAAACGAAGCCATGCAGATAGTAATGGCAAAGAAACAAATGATCGATTATGAGAAACGCTTGAAAGATTTATTTCTAATATCAGGCAATTATGAAACTTATAATCACATGAAAAAACTTCAAAGAGATTCTATAACCAGAGCAAAGATAAAGGCGACGAAAGCGAAAGCACAGAAAAAAGCAAGAAAAGCAGAACTAAAAGAGGCAGCTCTTGTTTTATTTATAAGTATTGGAATACTAATTTTATTAGCAGGAGGGTTTACACTCTGGTATGTTCTGAGATGAGTTATGCAAGAATTAATCATGGCTTTCGTTCTTATAACTGTAGTAGAGGGTAAAGAACTCGAAGATAGATTCTATTTCAGAAACATACACCGATGTAACCAGTTTGCATACTCGATTGAACATGGAGCAACGTCTTCACATCGTCGACATTATCATCATAAGCAGTATAATATATCTGCTTATTGTGTTCCAAGAAGGCTGCCGGCAGGCAGCAAGTTTTGGGACTAGTTATGCCAATAAAAACTATACTAGGCATAATTGTAATACTGCTATACTTTTTTCTAGCAGTACCGGCTTTTGCAGATCCTGGAGGCAGGCCAGAAGATTTGTACGACCCTGCGGGTCCGCCAGATACAATACCTGCTAATGAAGAAAATTCCGAAGGAGGTGATAACGCAGACGGCGGAGATCAAGACGGTAGCTTAAACTCAAATACCCAGAATAGTACTGTTAATAGTAACAATAATACTAATTCAAGAACTTATAATGGAGCAGGAAGTTCTGGTATGCCACCGTACTCAGCAGTAGCGCCGACATATATGAGCACAGGACCAGAAACGTGTTTTAGAGGAAATAGTCAAGCGCTTCAACTTCCCTCCATCGGAATAAGTCGAGGCGGATACAAAGAAGATCCAAACTGTAATCGACGAAGAGATGCAAAAGTTTTAAGTGATTTGGGAATGAAAGTAGCAGCCGTTGCAAGAATGTGTCAGGAACCCGGGGTATGGAAAGCGATGTTTATATCAGGAACCCCCTGTCCAATCATGCAAGGCGGTAAATTAGTAGTAGGAAAAAGAGCTTATCTAGCTCTAAAGCAGCGACCGGAGCTGCACGTTCCAAACTACAAAAAAGAAAAAGACTGGTACGATAAAGTACTCGGTATAGGAGAGCCTCAAAATGAACAAGCTGAGAATGGCGATATTAGGTCTATCTCTGAGCGTTTCAGGACTAGTACAGGCGGATCCTCTGACGGATCTGGTTAATTCTAGTCAAGCAGTTGTCGATCAACTAAATGTAGGTTACAAAACCGTAGCGGGCTTACAGTATAACGCAAGTCTAGGCTATATGTCAGACGGAACAATGGCAGATGCAGCAAAGATTTCAGAAGCCCAAAGAGTTGCATATAATGATGCTTTGGGGGCAATGGCAGATATGCAGTTTTATACTGCTGAAGATTTTCTACTGGACCAAGGAGAAATCGCTTTAGCAAACATGGAAAGTGCGATTGATACATTTACAGAAGCAGCCACAGAAATAGCTGTTATACTTGAAGTTACAACTATGGCAGAAGAAGCTGCTCAAAACAATAGCGATCCAGAAATGCAAGCGGTTGCAGAATTTGCAGAAGCAAATGAAGCAGCAATGACCTTACAGGCAGATACAGTTACAGAGTACAACGATTCTCTGGAAGACATTGAAGGATATGCACAAGAAGCAGCTGCCTATATCGGTATTGCAAATGATGCCTCCTCTGTAGCTTTCTTTGATACTAATGCAGAGAATGCAGACTCAAGTTTTGTAGATGAAGTGCAAGCAACTTTTGATATGAATAGCAACTGGGTAAAACTAGATTTTGATAATGCAAACTGGGCTGCCGCAGTTTACTTTGATGGAACAAATGGATTAGATTTATTTAAATCAAGCACAGCAATACTTACAGATGGCGAAGACCAAACTTTTTATACAACAAGTCCAAGCTATGTTGGGTATGAGTGCTTCTTTTATGGAACGGATTGCGAGTAATGTCATTAGAAGAAACAGAAGTAAATGTTGGTGGTGTAAAGTTCAAAGGCATGCATATAGCAATCGTACTTGGAATAATTTCAAGTATTGGAGGCACCATTTGGACAGCATCATCTATTTACTCAAGACTCGAAGCAGTAGAGGCATATGAGATTCCAGATATTCAACCTCTTACAGAAGAAGTTCATTTAATCAAGCAAGAACTCGACGACAACGATATTAGTAAGTTACAAGGAAATCTTGCAACTTTACAAGCGAATCTTACTACTATAATGGAACAACAAGCTAAATTACTTCTCATACAAGAGCGAGTAGTAGAAGCTGAAAAAGCAGTTACTGAAATGGAAACAGAAGTTGAGAAAGCCGAGCTTGCTGTATCACGAATAGATAAATTTGATGAGTTCCTACAAGGAATGGATGATCGGTTTAAAAAACTTGACAAAGAGATTGATGATCTCTGGGAGGGGCTCGATGCCCTGGCTAACCCACTAGGGTAGGAGAGTACAATGAGTCCTGAAGATATGATGGAGCAGCACGAGAAACTTTGCGAAGAGCGAATGCTACACGTAAAGGAACGTCTTGATGCTGGTGCAAAAAAGATGAATCGTTTGGAAATGCAAATATGGGGAGTTTATGTAGTTGTTATACTTAGTGTAGCACTCCCACAGTTTATGGGGTAAACAATGGAATGTAATAATCCTGATTGTGTTTGTACGGAAGAATTCTGCGTAGCAGAAAAATGTGAAGATAATGAGTGCCAATGCTGGCCAAGAGAAGAAGGAGAAACTTATGAAGATAATTCGTAATGCTGGAAGAGACTCTCAAGTTTGGGAGCTTCAAGAAGATAATGGCGAGCTAGTAGGTACTTTTGGAAGTAGAGACGAAGCAGAAAAAGCCATGGACGAAGGGATGCCCGCTGTAGAAGTAGAAGCAGTTGAAGAAGCAGTAGCGGAGGCAGCGATGCCGTCTGATAAAGACCTATTCGCCGCGGACGCCTAAATGACTACTCCAGCTGAATACGCAGAATATGCGCGATTAGCTTACTTTAATCCTGAGGATGGGGAAGCAGATTTTACTGCTAATAAAGTATTTCTGAAAGCAGATAACGCAGAAGGTTGGATTTTTAAGTTCGAGGATAAAGATGTAATTTCTTTACGAGGAACTCAACCAGCCCAATGGAAGGACGTGCTAGCGGATCTACGCTTCTGGAGAATTGATCCTGCAGGTAGTGGAGAAAAGATTCATTCCGGTTTTTGGAGAGAAGCCTTTTCTTTACTTCCGGCAATAATAAAAAATACTGACGAAGAAAAACCTGTTGCAGTCACTGGACATAGTCTTGGTGGAGCAATGGCGGTTATCGTTGCAGGTTTTCTTATGAAGATGGGATATACTGTTACAGACTTATATACTTTTGGTCAGCCAAGAGTTGGAAATAAAAAGTTTGTAAAGAGAGTTGAGGCAGGATGCAACTGGCAACGTTATGTGAATAACAACGATATTGTACCTTCAGTACCTCCCACCTTTGCATATATGTTTGAAGACGGAGGAAATCTTCGTTACATAAATGCAGAAGGAAAAGTTATCGAAAACTCTACTTGGCAAGAGAGATTAAAAGATAGCGTAGAGGGTAGAAAAGATGCCTGGAAGAAAGCACAATACTTTGATTCGTTTGCGGATCATGCAATTTGGCTTTATAGAGATCACTTGAAAGAAGAAGAATAGTATGTTAGAAATTAGTAGGTCGGATGTCGTGGGTACTGAACTCATGGAGTACTCACCAGAAGAAAGATTTATAAAGCTACCAGTTAAGCCTTACTTAGACTTGCTGAATATAGATCCCATTGGTTCTCAGATAAGTGTTATCAATGCAATAAACAATCCTAAGTATCGTTTTATTTGTGGTGCTCTTTCTCGTCGGCAGGGTAAAACCTATATCGCAAATATAATCGGACAGCTCACAGTATTAGTACCTGGCAGCCATGTACTACTAATGTCTCCCAACTACTCTCTTTCTCAAATATCTTTTGATTTACAAAGAAACTTGATAAAACACTTTGACTTAGAAGTACTTCGAGATAACGCAAAAGATAGGGTAATAGAACTCTCTAACAATTCTACTATAAGAATGGGTTCTATAAACCAAGTCGATTCCGTAGTTGGCCGAAGCTACGATTTAATCATCTTCGACGAAGCCGCACTTACAGATGGACGAGATGCTTTCAATGTTGCACTAAGACCAACACTGGATAAAGACAACAGCAAAGCGCTTTTCATCTCTACTCCGCGAGGCAGAAATAACTGGTTCGCGGAATTTTTCTATAGAGGATTCAATGATGAGTTCCCAGACTGGTTATCTATAAAAGCAACCTATCACGAAAACCCTAGGTTTAGTGAACAAGATATAATTGAAGCACAAAAATCTATGTCTACTGCTGAGTTTGCCCAAGAGTACTTAGCAGACTTTAATACTTATGAAGGACAGATTTGGAACTTTGATTATGAGAACTGTACAACAAATACAGATCAATTTGAACCCCAAGGTATGGATGTATTCGCAGGACTTGACGTAGGATATAAAGATCCTACTGCATTTATTGTAATCGCCTACGATTGGGATAATGAAGTATACTACGTACTCGATGAGTACATAGACTCGGAGAAAACAACTGAATATCATGCAAGCGAGATACAACAACTTATCCAAAAATGGGACATCGACTACATCTACATCGACTCCGCCGCCCAGCAGACTCGATATGACTTTGCCCAAAACTATGACATCTCAACTATCAATGCCAAAAAGTCAGTTCTGGATGGTATTGCTCACGTTGCAAACGTAGTTGACAACAACAAACTTCTGGTCAGCCAAAAATGTGAACATACGTTAGAGTGCTTAGACCAGTATCAGTGGGATCCAAATCCAAACTTACTCAGAGAAAAACCTAAGCATGATCGATTTTCACATATGTCAGACGCGCTGCGGTATGCTTTGTACAGCTTTGAAACTGTCGGATCCAGTTTTTAATTGGTACCATGAAAAAAATATGTCTTGACATGTACATCTAATTCTTGGTATAATTTTCAAAGTGGAAAATAGTAAATGGACCTAAAGAGAGACCTAGTAAAATACGTTAGAGATAGAGCAAAGTCAAAGTACCAAAAGAGTACGTACTGCTTTATTTGCGGAAGTGAAGAGAATCTCGATTTTCATCACTTTTACGGGTTAACAGAACTGCTGGATATATGGTTACGCAAAAACAAGATAGTAATATCTACAGCAGAAGACATCATGAATGTGCGGGATCAATTTATAGAAGAGCACATGGAAGAACTGTACGATGAGGCAGTTACTCTTTGTCATACTCATCACCTGAAGTTACATTCAATTTATGGTAAAAGACCTAAATTAATAACAGGACCCAAACAAAAACGGTGGGTAGAGAAGCAAAGAGATAAACATGGCATGGTATGATAGATTTTTCAATACAGAAGAAAAGCTAAACCCAGCGCAACCAATGATTGCGCGGGATGAAGGCTTGACTATTGGTACGACTGAAAACTTTCGTAACTTTGCCGCTGCTTATGAAGAATTAGAAGTCGTTAACCGTGCAGTCAATATGATTGTAGATGATGCTTCGGAAATACCGGTAGATGTAGGAGAAAAACTAAGCCTTGACCCAATATACAAAAATATTCGCAGATCGCGAGTAGACTTACTCTTAAATCGGGAACCTAATCCTTTTCAAGATATAAGCACTTTTAAGAGAAATCTTTTAATTGATCTACTAATAGACGGGAATATTTTTGTATATTTTGATGGGGTTCATCTTTATCAACTTCCTGCAAGAAACGTAGAGATAGATACAGATGAAAAAACCTACATAAAAAGATTTGTATATCAAGGTTCAATGGATTATACTCCTCAAGAAATTATACATATCAAAGAAAACTCTTTTAACTCAATGTATAGAGGAGTACCAAGACTGAAGCCCGCATGGAGAACAATGAAAGTTCTAGGGTCAATGAGGAAGTTTCAAGATACCTTTTTTAAGAATGGAGCAGTCCCCGGACTTGTGATTAAAAGTCCAAATACTCTTAGTGAAAAGATTAAAGAAAGAATGTTAGCCGCATGGCGAGCACGATATAATCCAGAAGCAGGGGGTCATAGGCCTCTTATACTCGACGGAGGATTAGAACTAGAAAATTTAGGAACTGGAAACTTTAGAGAACTAGACTTTGCAGATTCTATAAAAGCAAATGAAAGTATAATCTTACAAGCGCTTGGGGTACCTCCCATACTGTTAGATAGCGGAAATAATGCAAATATTCGACCAAATCATCGACTGTATTATTTGGAGACTATACTTCCAATAGTAAGAAAAATTAACTTTGCTTTTGAAAGATACTTTGGATTCGATCTTAGAGAAGATACTAGTAATGTTCCTGCAATGCAGCCAGAGCTACGAGATCAGGCCGGTTACTACTCTACTCTTGTAAATGGGGGAGTTATGACTCCAAACGAAGCAAGAGAAGCAATGAGATTTGAAAAACTTGATGGATTAGATGAAATACGAGTTCCCGCAAACATTGCAGGCTCGGCAGTAAATCCCTCGGAAGGAGGAAGACCCGAAGAAGGGGAGGAATAATGCCACTACCTACACCAAAGAATAATGAAAACAAAGATGATTTCATGCAGAGGTGTATGGCCGATCCTAAGATGGGTGATGAATACGATACCAATGAACAACGATATGCAGTTTGCAATGTTCAATGGGAAGACAAAGATGATAAAGCCATCTCAGATATAGACTTTAAACCTACTACTGGAATGGCAGCCGAAGCTCGAAGAGGACTAGAGTGGAGAAAAGAATACAATCGTGGGGGTACTGCGGTTGGTGTAGCTAGAGCGAGAGATGTTGCAAATAGAACAAATCTTTCTCCAAGCACCGTGAAAAGAATGCATTCCTTTTTTAGTCGGCACGAAGTCGATAAACAAGGACAAGGGTTCTCTCCAGGAGAGGATGGTTATCCAAGTGCGGGGCGTATAGCTTGGGCACTTTGGGGAGGAGATCCAGGACAATCTTGGGCTAGAAAGAAGCGTAATCAAATAGAAAGAGAAGAATCTAAAGCACAGATACGTGAAGATGTGTTTACTACTCAAGAAGAAGCAGAAGAAAGAGCAAAAGAGATAGGGTGTGTAGGCACTCACTCTCACGACGAAAATGGAAAGCTAATTTATATGCCTTGTGCTTCACATGAGGATTATGTAACAGCTACCGGAAATGAAGTGAAAGCTATTTCTGCACAAATGAGGGCAGCACTAGCAAAGAAAGCTAAAGAGCACAATGAGAAAGTAGGAGATGTTAAGTCGAAAAGAACTAGCACTCGAACTCTTATCTCGGTATTTAATCGAGGAGTAGGAGCTTATCATACGAATCCTCAATCAGTGCGACCTAGTGTTAGAAGTCCAGAACAATGGGCATTGGCACGCGTAAATAGCTTTTTATATGCACTGAGAAATGGAAGATTTAGGAGTGGAAAACACGACCAAGATTTACTTCCGTCAGGACACCCAATGTCCTCAAAGAGTTTGGAGAAGTCTATGAATAAAATGTTTAACTTAACCTCGGTATTTAAAGCGCAAGAGTCAGATGACGGTAGCATTAGAATACGAGGCTATGCAAGTACAAATGATACAGATAGGGCTGGAGATATAGTTGATAAAGATGCTTGGACTAAAGGCGGTCTACAGAACTATGAAAACAATCCTATCCTGTTATTTAACCACGATTACAATACTCCTATCGGAAAAGCAACCAGTTTGAAGGTTACTGATAGAGGGCTTGAAATCGAGGGAATAATCAGCAAATCAGCGGGTAAAATCGCCGAGATGGTGAAAGAAGGCATCCTAGGCGCTTTTAGCGTCGGTTTCCGAGTCAAGGATGCTGACTATATGGAGGAAACCGATGGTTATAGGATCAAAGACGCTGAGCTTTTCGAGGTGTCAGTCGTGTCTGTGCCGGCCAACCAGGCCGCTGTCTTCTCTGTAGCGAAGTCATTCGACTCAGAAGAAGATTATAAGGCTTGGACAGCCCAGTTTAGAAATGATCCTCATGTTGTTAAAGGTCAGTCCGAACAGGACTCACCAAAAGAAACAGCGAATGCTGTCTTCGAGGAAACTATTATGTCTGACAATAAGGACTTTAATATCGAAGAATTTGCTCGTGAAGTTGCACGAAAGACCGCTGCTGAAATTCAGATGAAACAAGCTGAAGAAGCAGCCGTTGCTAAAGCAGAGGCTCAAAAAGCCGCT